CCTGTGATTAGCTATGCAGATCGAGAGGCTGTGCTGTTATCTTGTCGTTATGTTGACAAGGTAGTTCCAAACACAGGTGGGACTGACAGCAAGCCAAGCATCGAGGAAGTCTGGCCTGACATTATTGCTATTGGCACAGACTGGGCTAGGCGTGATTACTACGCACAGATGAAGTTTGACCAGGATTGGCTAGATGAGCGACAGATTGCCTTGATCTACATTCCCTACACTCAGGGAATTAGCTCAACAGCCATCAAAGAGCGTATGCTTTTTAGGCGATAAGATAGGACTACTATGGCAATCACTAACGGCTATGCCTCACTCGCAGATGTAAAAGCTGCCCTAAGAATCACTGACAGCATGGATGACTCATTGCTGGAAACTGCTATCGAATCTGCCTCAAGACTTATTGACGGCTTTACCGCCAGAAGCTTCTCTAACGCTGGAACCGCTGTACGCAACTTTGCTGCTACCGATGCCATCAACCTAATCATTGACGATGCCATCACAGTCACAAAGGTTGAGTCAACAGACGAGATTGGCGACACCTACACCGAGTGGACCGCAACTGACTACCAGCTTGAGCCTGTAAACAGCAGAGCCGATGGACTCTACTACCCTTACACAGGCATTAGAGCTGTCAACACTTACACTTGGCCAGTTGTTGACTACCAGGCACTTGTAAAGATAACCGGCACTTGGGGCTGGGCATCTGTGCCAACTGCTGTCAAGCAAGCTTGCATCATTCAGTCATCGAGAATCTTTAAGCGTCTTGACTCACCTCTTGGTGTGGCTGGCTTTGGTGACATGGGTGCTATCCGAGTTGGTCGCTACCTTGACCCAGATGTCGAGCAACTACTTATGCCTTACAGAATCATGAGGAACTTCGGCTAATGAGCATCAGCCTAATTAGGCAGGGCCTAGCCACTAACCTTGGAACTATCCCAGGCCTAAGGGCCGTTGCTGAGGTTCCTGATCTACCGAACCCACCTATTGCCATTGTTGCCCTCAACTCAGTCACCTATGACAGAGCCTACGCAAACGGCATGACTAGCTATAACTTCACCATTACTGTCATTGTTGGCAGGGTTGCTGAAAGGGAAGCACAAAGACGGCTTGACAGCTACATCTCTACTGGGTCTAGCAGTGTCAAGTATGCGATAGAATCAGACAAGACTCTCGGTGGTAATGCCTACGACTGCCGAGTAGTGTCAATGGACTCAGTTGGTTCATTGAGCATCAGCGACAACACATACCTGGCTGCTGACTTCTCGGTCACAGTCATAGCAAACTAGGAGAAACAACATGGCAAAGTTTTACGCACAAGACTACAAGGTCACAGTTGGAACTGTAAACCTAAGCACCTCAATCGCTTCGGTCACCCTTGATGTCACAGCAGATGAAATCGAAACGACCAGTTTCGGGTCAACTTACCGCACCAGGATCGGGGGGTTAAAAGACGCATCTGTATCCCTAGACTTCCACCAGGACTTCGGAGCAGGATCAGTTGACGCTCTACTATTCCCACTTATGGGTTCAACAGTTGCAGTAAAGATTGCACCTACTTCGGGTACAGTCACCGCAACTAACCCTGAGTACCGCTTCACAGCTCTAGTCACTCAGTACCAGCCATTTGCCGGTGCAGTAGGCGACCTTGCTACCCTATCTGTGACTTGGCCTGTATCAGGCGAAGTTGAGCGTGGAACCGCTCCAGCTGCATAAGCTGATAAGGTAAGAGCATGAAAATAAACCTACGAGTAGAGTTCAGCGACAAGCCTGGTGAAACTAAAGATGTCACCTGCCTAGCATCCGACATGGTGAAGTTTGAAAGCAACTTCAACATCTCCATTGCGAATCTAGACAAAGACCTCAAAATCACTCACCTGCTTTTCCTAGCTTGGGCAAGTGAAACACGCACCAAGGCAACTGCTAAAACCTTCGATGAGTGGATTGACGGAGTTCTCTCCGTATCGGCCTCTGACGACCCAAAAGCATAAAGGGTCTAGGGGATCAGTCAGCTCATTGGTTTATAGCATCTCTGGCAGTCGAAACTGGCATTAGTCCTAGAGAGTTGTTAGAACTCGATGAACGGATGCTCTGGACAATCAGCCGGTATTTGATTTTCAAGAATCAAAGCCGAAGCTCTAAAAGATAAGCCCCCCAAAAGGGGGTTTTTCTTTTGGGTAGAATTAGAGAAGTAATCTATCTAGGAGTCCTGTGGCTACAACAAAAATACGCATTGAAGGTGTCAAGGAAACCTTGCAATTGCTAGATGCTGTGCAGCCAGGAAGCATCAGGGAACTTCGCAAAGACATCAAGCGTATTGCCGAGCCAGCAGTGACAGCTATTAGATCATCTTTACCTGCAACTGCACCCCTATCAGGCATGAATCACTATGGTCGCACTCGCTTTGCCGGTGCACTTGTAAAGTCGAATCTAGATCTAAGACAGCACAGACTAAGCAACTCACACTCGCTAGTGAGAATCGAGGTTATTTCTCCTGGTGATGCAGCCGGTCTAGAAATTGCTGACATGGCTGGCAGACGCTCACAGGGTGGTGGTGTCCAGCTACCTTACGAATACAAGGGCATTGGTCGCAGAGGTGGCTCAGGCAGACAGGCACCTACTAGATCTAGACCTGTTGTTAGGCGTGGTCAGTCAAGACAGTTCCAATACAGAATCAACGGCCAAGGGCAAGCAATGATTACAAACCTAAGAGGCACAGCATCACGCTATGTTTATCCAGCCCTAGCTGGCAAGGTAGATGGCATCGCTGCTGACATGATAAGAACCCTTGATGCTTATGCTGCAAAAATCAACCAAAAACTTAAGGTCCGCTAATGGCAATTAGAATCCCAATCCTCACCAGCTTTGATCCTAAAGGCCTCAAGCAAGCTAACGCTAGTTTTGCAACGCTACAGTCCTCTGTCAGCTCACTAGGCAGGAACTTCGCTACTGCCGGTATCGCTATCGGTGCTATTGGTGCTGGTCTAGCCAAGACTGTTCAGACAGCATCAAGCTATGCCGAGTCTGTAAACGCTGTCAATGTTGCTTTTGGCAAGTCAGCTCAAGGCATTATTGACTTTGGAAAGACAGCCGCAACAACCCTTGGTGTATCCCAGGTTGACTTCAACAATGCAGCAGTTAGGTTCTCTGCCTTTGCCGAGCGTATTGTTGGCTCTGGTGGCGATGCCTCAAAGTTTATTGCTGAAATCTCTACTCGTGCCAGCGACTTTGCCTCTGTTTTCAACATAGATGTTTCAGAGGCTTTGCAGGTATTTCAGTCTGGTCTTGCAGGTGAGGCAGAACCTCTAAAGCGTTTTGGTATCAACCTGCTTGACTCTGAGGTCAAAGCCTATGCAGCGGCTAATGGCATTGGTGCAATCGGCAAAGAACTGACTGAAACAGAAAAGGTCCAAGCTCGTTATGGCTTGCTTCTGCAAGCAACAAGCAAGACACAGGGCGATTTTGCCAACACCTCTGACGGACTTGCCAACCAGCTAAGAATCCTAAAGGCTGAGGTTAGCGACACACAGATTGAAATTGGAAACCAACTGTTGCCTGTTATGGCAGAGCTATTGCCAATAGTTAGAGATTTGGTAAGTGAGCTGGGCACTCAGCTAGTTGCTGCTGTAAAGGCTGTTGACTGGAAAGCCCTGACAACAGACCTGATGAATAGCATCAAGTTCTTTGTTGACAATGCCACTGCCATAGCCAATCTTACAATCGCAATCTTTGCCATAAATACGGCTTACAAAACCTTTGCTGTTCTTAGTGGTATTGCCACAGTTGCTACCAAGCTCTATACCTGGTCAGTTGCTCAAGCTACTGCTGGTACAAAACTAGCCACAACAGCAACAACACTATTTTCAGCAGCCCTAAGACTAATCCCTATTGTTGCCATCATCTCTGGTCTTGCACTTCTAGTTGCAGCCTTTACAAACACAAACACTTGGGCTGGAAAGTCAGCCTCTGGAGTCGCAACCTTTGCTGGCAAATTAGAGTACGCAGGTGGCAAGGCTGCTGTGCTAAAAACACAGCTAGATAACATACCTAAAGAGGTCACCACTACCTACACATTTAAGACTCAGACCGCTGGACAAGTAGCAAGTTCTTTTGGTGGGACTGCTTTTGATGCTCAAACTCAGATGTTCAAGGCTACTCAAATTAGCCCAATTCCAACCCCTAAAACAACTGGGGGTGGATCATCAACATCCTCACCACTACAGCAGATAATTGCAGACTCAAAACAAAATGCCAAGGTAATTCAAAAGCAGTCAGTTCTTGAACGCAAGGGTTTGTCTAAAGAGGTTGCTCAGTGGGTC